TAGAGAAACTTGCTTTTTGGTGCATGTTTAAAATTATCATTTACATACAACCTACTAGCGTGCTGCCAATCACCTAAGTTGCCTTTCGGATTGGTTGCGCCGCTAAATGCAGAGTCAAAAAAACCATCAAATATTGCCATAATTGTATTTATACTAGCGAATTAAACACCTAGATAATAAAAAAGGAGGCCTAGGCCTCCTTTTTTGGTAATTTCTTGTTAGGATTCTTATGTGCCGCCACCTGTTATTAGACTTCCGACTGTTCTGCCAACGTTTGTTCCAAGACCAGTGTTCTCTGGTGTTTGGATTGCGTTGTCATAACGTATCGACAATGTAACTGTTACAGGCTCGTTATTTGCATATCCAAGGGAGTTATAATTCGCATTAGTAACAAAGCAACCGTACAGTTCAAATGTTTCTAGTACATTAGGAGTATTAGCGCCGTTGCCGCCGTCTAGTATTTCAATTCTTGTTGTGAATTTGTAATCAATGCCTGAAGCAGCAGAACTCTGTTCGAAGAAGTCAAACTGCTTCTGTAGTTGCTCACCAACTAGTTTCTGTACTCGATTATTTACATCTTCGCGTAGCGTAATTTCAATTGGTTCCCAAGCATGTCTACCTGCTAGATAAGCACGTGAGTTATAAACAGGTATCTCCATTTCTTCGAAACTGACCTGCGGTCTACTTGTTTCTACAACCTGTTTTGTTAATTCTGTAGTTGGTGTTGATATACCAAAATTTTCTAGTGTAACTCTAAAACGATACTGTAGTTTAGGCATCAAAAGACCCTGACTAGCAGCCGAGTCCTGATTATCTAGCGGTACAGTTATCTTCGATAGTGTTGAGATAGCCATGTGTATAACTCCTTGTCAAAAGTATTTATCATTTTTGTTTAGTTTTTTGAGGCCATAAAAAAAAGCAGCCGAAGCTGCTTTTTGTATTTTTTTCTGTATTGTTTACAGAGCTGCTATTTCGCCTGTGTTTTTCAAGCGCAGCGGAATATAAACAAATTCAACTGCCTTAACAGGTTCTATAGCAATGTCAAGATAAAGTTCATTACGATCTATTCTTGACGGTGTGTTATTCGATTCATCACACACTACCAAGAAATCATTGAGCGCTCTTTGTCCAACAAGTTCGAGCAACAGACTTTCTGCAGCCTGTTTGATTTCGTCTCTTGTGATCTTGTCGTTCTGCTCAAAGATATACGGCTTAGCAAGTAGATTTAATTGGCCTCTAAGATAGATTACCAGTCTTGCGACATTTATTCTATCAAGAGCACTTGCTCCTCTTGCTCTAGTTTTTTGACCGTAGTTTACAAGCCCTGCACCAGACAGGAAGGTAATTGGATTGACATTGTTTTCATAAAGAATGTCTCTCTGTCCTTCGTTGAGCGCAATGCTGTTGAACTCACCTTCGTCATCAACATAACCAACTGCAGTAGCATTTGTAATGCCACCTCTTCGTATACCAGCAGGTGCGAACCATGGGAATGAAACCTGATCACTCAGTATCATGGTTCTCATAATCATGTGACTCGGTGGAACAATTACGTTGTTGCCGAAGTTGTCTGAAGTAAAGCCCCATGGATAAAATACACCCATGTATTCATCTCTGCTTACCAGGCCTTCTAGACTGTCTTCGTTAGCAAGATTGTCATTTGTTGCCCATGTGTTTAGACTTGTGCCATTTGGTAGCAGTCTTGCAGGGGCGTCGCCTAGCACAAATGCTGTTAAACCTCTGTCAAAATTAAGAGTAATCATTTCCCCAATCAGTTCAGGATAGCCAGGTGTTGCCATTAGGTTAAACTGTCTAGACTCTGCATCTCTAATGTCGTCATTGGCATTAAGCATTGCCTGTAGTTTCTGTATAACAACTCTGCGCTGTGCTTTTCTTCCAAAGCTGCCTGCACCGTCTGCTTGGTTAGCGGATTCAGTCACCCAACGGTGTGGGTAATAGTTTCCCATTGCCTCGTCACCAAATCTGATATTATCCTGATTTGTGTCAATATAGTCTCTTACAAATCTTTTGACATTAAATCCTGATCTACGAAGATTGAACAGCAGCATGCCTCTTGGATATAGTGCTGGATCAGGCGCATCTGGATCTAGGAAATTGCTAGTCTGTAACTCAACAATAGAAGCAGCGGTGTCTGAAGCAGCACCGCTAGTGCTGTATCTTGCATCTGCAAAAAGAACACCGTCTTCTGAAGTTTGATCTGTCGTGTCTAGTTCAATCCATCTGTTACGAATCGGAGTATTCAGCAAATCTGCATTGAAACGATAAATTCTTGGATAGTTTTCGATGTCTGAAGTGTCTATCCATAGATCGCCATCTACAAGTGCTGTTCCGTCGCTTTGAAGTTCTGGTCTTGAAGCAGATACAATGGGCCCCGATGGGTCTAATTCATTACCTGCATACGGAGCTGCTGGTCCAAATTGGGGGTCACCCGCCCCATCATATTTGTATCCAACCCAGGTAGTACCATTGTGAATCATGATATCAACTTCGTCTACAATTGAATTATACCAAAGAGTGTCATTTCTTGTTAGAGAAGTAACTTCGTCACCGGACGGTGTATAGAAAGCAACTTCTGCTTGTTCCTGCGGATCGTATTCTGTTGCTTTCCATAAGCTGGCCTGTAAAGAACTGCCGTCTGCGATACCTGCTGTATTATAAAGGTTAGGCGAACCCGAAGTAATAACTTCGTTATTGCTAGCATTGTAAGTAACTGAAAATGCCGAAAATCCAAGTCCAGTTAAGTCTGACGGTGTTCCAACAATACGAATATCACCGCCTGTAGCATGTTCTAGTGTAACCCTGTCCGATGAATCTACAGATGCACTTAAACCAGTTATACCTAGAGCGTTAACTGCTGTTGCAAAATTTTCAGCAGTATCGCTTGTTTCTGCTGCTGGTGTAAATGCAACTGACAGAAGTTGCGTGAATCCTAACTGTGCAGGCTGTGTTGCCTGTATGCTTACATTAGGAGCATCTCCCCCGTCTGTTAGTGTCACTGCAGAACCTTGCACTATGGTTGGAGCAACGCCAACTCTTCTGTAAACCTTAAATGTAGCAAGCGGATTTGTGTCATCTGCTACATTGTAATTTACATAGGTTGCGCCAACTGGCAGATTTTCGCCGCCTCTTGTTCTATCTAGTTCAAACAGTGCTTCGCTGTTTGAATCAAAAAGAGGAGCATCTACGTCATTCCAAATATCTGTGCTTTCGTTGTAAACTTTCATTCTCCAACGAGCGCCGCCGCCTGGTTCTGTGGTTTTAATCCAAACAGCACCACTTGGACGAGAAAAGTCATCCGAAGTTTTAAATTCTGGAACCTGTGTATGCTTGCTAATCTGCAGTAGAGGAGGATAATATGTGCCTGCTGACAGTCCAAGTTCTGTGTCTAGACTATTTGTAAAGTTTGCAAGAACAATTTCACCACTCTGAGTAGATTCGTCTTCGCCTGAACTTGTACCATCACTGTAAAGAACCAATCTTGACTGTTCTACTTCGGCTGTGACACCTTGTATTCCAAATCCATTGATAGTGTCTTTTACATCACTAATAGTGTCCGCAGAATCTACTGCAATTACAGTCCCGTTAAGTTCAAACTGGCCGCCTGTAAAGTCTGGATTAGATTCGGTTGCTCTTACAGTTGCCCAACTGTTAACCCAAGCATTGCTGCCTACTAGTACCCAGATGCCCATCTGGTTTTTGTAAAACAGTCTAATTGTAGTAGTAGCAAATACAATGGCATAGTCTCCAACTGTGCCTACAGAGCCTCTCGGAATTGTGCCATCCACACCATTAGTTGCTAGTGTACCGCTTGTGTACTGACTTGCATTTGTAATAACAATAGGAGTGCGAGAAGTAAATGTTTGACCACCGTCTTGCGCACTTGCTCCGTTCCACTCAAATACACCGTAAGCAGAAGCGTCTACATCGAGCCAAAATGTGCCGTTTGCAGGATCTGCTGCTGGTTCGATCGGTGTTGGAGAAAGAGCACCGAGGTCGATATCTGCTCTAACAACCCAGGCTCTGTTAGTAACGCCGAGCACGGAATAAGCAGCCTGTAGACCGTATTCGTTTAATTCGCCGCCGTTGATAGGATTGTTGTTGTTGTCTGTTTGGAACACAGGATCGCCAAATGTTTCTGCTAGGTCGCGCTGTGATGTAAGCAGGAACGGAACACCTGCGTTTTGCTGCAGCGTGCCTCTTGCAATTCCTGTTCCGGATGAATTCTGTTTGTTTTCAGCAGAAGCAACAAAAATCATAGGTGTTGTGCCTGCTGCTGCTGGAACATAGAAGCTTTCGTCGATTACGTTAACTTCTACTCCTGGTGATACTAGTGCCATTGGTTTCTCCTCATAGAGCTCTGTTGACAGTATTTAGCAG